TATGACAAAAACGATAAAACAAAGATTGTAAAGACTTTAGAGGCTGAGGGCTATGATTTAATGCTAGGCACTGTCGAGGATTTTATGGAGATTATCGACATTGACAAGCTAGGCGATCAAACAGAAGTCGCTAAAATGGTTGTCAAAGGTTATAAGCAGCTAAAGCCTCTAATTATGGATATATTCCCAGAGCTACAGGACGACGAATATAAACGAATTAAAGTTAGTGATTTAGTCCGTTTGATTGTCCAGATTGGCACAGCGGTAGTAGATCAATTAGACGTTCTTAAAAGCTCAAAAAACTAAGTGGGGGTGTAGCGGACAATACACCCGTTTATCAGTTGTTATTTGAGATGGAAATGAGTTTATGCGAGCGTTTCCCTGCAATGACGCCTATTAATTTAAGGCGCGAAAAAGCTAGAGAAGTATTTTTATTAATCACTCGTTATAACACTTATTCAGCAAAGCAAAAAAAGAATGCAGGCAAGCCTAAAATTATTAGGCGCCCTGCTAGTGATACATGGTTCTAAAGTTGGGAGGTTGAGCAATGGCAGGAAACGAAACGACAGCTAAATTTAGCGTTGATATTTCGGATCTAAAAAAGGGCATACAGGAGGCTAACAGACAAATTAGACTCGCTAATGCTGAGTTTAAAGCTGCCTCAGCCTCTATGGATAAATGGAGCACTAGCACGTCAGGACTTGCTGCAAAGATTGAGCAGACTGACAAAGTTTTGTCTAATCAAAAGAAAATCCTCAACTCTTATAAGCAGGAAATGGAGCAAGTCATTGCAAAATATGGCGAAAACTCCAAAGAGGCAGACAACGCTAAGATTAAATACGAAAATCAGAGAGCAGCTGTTATAAAGACTCAGAAATCTCTAGGCGATTATAAGGACGCTCTGGCAGCGCTCGAAAAAGAGCAAAAAGAGGCGGCTGAGGCTGCCAATAAGCAAGTTAGCGCCTATGAGTCCCTAGAAAAGACTATCTCAGGGCAGGAGAATGCTTTAAGCGCCCTAAAATCTGAGTACGCTAACGCTGTTTTAGAGCAGGGCAGAAACTCAAAGTCAGCTAAGGAGCTCGCTAGCCAGATCACGGAATTATCAGGCGAGCTACAGGACAATAAAAACAAGCTATCAGAGGCAGAGAGCGCAGCAGATGGCTTTGACAAGTCGTTACAGGACACAACTAAAGGCGGTCTAAGTGTCTTTACTGTAGCCGTCGGAAATTTAGTTGCTGACGTGCTCGCAGGGCTTATTAATTCTATGAAAGACGTTGTAGGACAGACTATAGAAGTAGGAAAAGCGTTTGACTCCTCTATGTCTAACGTTGCGGCTCTCTCAGGAGCTACAGACGAGGAATTACAAATGCTCAGAGACACGGCTAAAGAGTTTGGCAGCAGCACGAAATTTAGCGCCTCTGAGGCAGCTGACGCTTTAGGCTATATGGCTCTTGCAGGGTGGGACGCTGAGACGTCAGCCAGTGCTTTAGGCGGCGTCCTAGATTTAGCGGCAGCGTCTGGCATGGATTTAGCGGCAGCGTCTGACATGGTAACTGATTACATGTCCGCTTTTAACATGGAGGCTAAGGACTCAGCTTATTTTGCTGACTTGCTAGCCTATGCGCAGGGAAATGCTAACACAACGGCTCAGGGATTAGGCGAGGCGTTTAAAAATTCAGCTGCTAACATGAATGCAGCAGGACAGGACATAGAGACTACAGTTGCGCTCCTGTCAATGATGGCTAATCAGGGCTTAAAGGGCTCTGAGGCAGGAACAGCCCTAACGGCTGTTATGCGAGACATGACGGCTAAAATGGACGAGGGCGCTATTAAGATAGGCGAGACGTCAGTTGCTGTCATGGACGCTAACGGCAACTATAGAGACATGACAGACATTTTAAAGGACGTTGAGGCGGCAACTAATGGCATGGGCGACGCTGAGAGAGCAACAGCCCTACAGAGCACATTTACAGCAGACTCTATTAAAGGCTTAAACCTAATCTTAAATGCAGGCGTTGGCGAGGCGGCAGCATTTGAGGAGGAGCTAAGAAAATCAGGCGGCGCTGCTAGTGAAATGTCTAAGACTATGAATGACAATCTAAGCGGCGATTTAACGTCTCTAGGCTCTAAGTTTGAGGGAGTCCAGATTGCAATTTATGAGAAGTTCGAGCCTGCTTTGAGGAGCGGCGTTGGAGTATTAGACAAGCTGTTAGACGCTATAGACTTTGTTGTAGATCATAGCACGGAATTTATAGCAGCTTTAGGCGGTATGGCGGCAGGCGTTGCGGCTTATATAGCTTATACAACGGCTCTCACAGTTATGACTGAGGGTTGGAAAGCCCTAACAATTGTTACAAAAGCCCAGACAGCGGCTCAGTGGCTCTTAAATGCTGCAATGAGTGCTAACCCTATAGGACTTGTTATAGCTGCTATAGCGGCACTCGTGACAGCTTTTGTTATCCTCTGGAATAAGTCAGAGGGCTTTAGGAATTTCTGGATAGGACTGTGGGAAAATATTATGAATGCCGTGCAGCCTGTAATAGATTTTATTAAAGGCGCATTTGACGCTATAGTTTCATTCTTTGAGAACAATTGGCAAAGCATTTTATTGTTTATCCTCAATCCATTCGCAGGAGCTTTTAAATATCTCTATGATAATTTCGAGGGATTTAGAAATTTTGTTAATACAGTAGTTGAGGCTGTGACAGGGTTCTTTGCAAGTGCAGGCGAAAAGATTAAAGAGATTTGGAATATAGTATGCACAGCGCTAAAAGATTTCTTTAGCCCTGTCGTTGACTTTTTTAAAACCTCATGGGCGATTATTTCAGAGCTCGCTGAGGGCTGTTGGCTCATTATTAAAGCCGTTTGGGGCATTGTCTCAGAATGGTTTAACACTAAAGTTGTTGAGCCTGTTAAAACATTCTTTACGGGACTATGGGACGGCATTAAAGAGGCTGCCTCTACAGCATGGGAGACAATAAAAGAAGTCTGGAGCGTTGTTAAAGATTGGTTTAACGAGAATGTCGTTACTCCTGTGCATGATTTCTTTACGGGCATGTGGGACGGATTGAAACAAAAGGCGTCTGACGCATGGGAGGGCATTAAATCAGTGTTCGCTCCTGTGGCAGAATGGTTTGAGAATAAGTTTAAAACGGCATGGCAAAAGGTTAAAGACGTTTTCTCAACAGGCGGCAAAATTTTTGATGGTATTAAAGAGGGCATTGTTGACGCCTTTAAAACTGTTGTTAATGCAATCATTAGAGGAATTAACAAAGTTATCGCTATTCCTTTTAACGCAATTAACAATATGCTCGACGCAATTAGAAACGTTACTATTTTAGATTTTCAGCCGTTTGCAGGATTAATTAGCCGTTTTGACGTTCCACAGATCCCAGAGCTAGCACGAGGCGGCGTATTGGCTCGCGGACAGATGGCACTTTTAGAGGGGCGAGGCGCTGAGGCTATTGTTCCTCTTGAGAATAATAAAAAATGGATTGCAGCAACAGCTCAGGCTCTAAAGCAGGCATTGACTGAGGAGGGATTAATTGCAGCAGGATTAACGCAAGCGCCTGTAGTTAATAATAATTACTCATTTACTCAAAATAACACGTCTCCTAAGGCTCTGGATAGATTAGACATTTACAGAGAAACTAACTCGTTATTGTTTGACGCTCAAGTGAGGTTAACCTAAATGTATAAATTAATTTTAGAAAATGAGGACTCTTTACAGCTTACATTTAATGGTTTAAATGGGGATTACCTGATTACAAATATAACAGGGCTAAGCCCTGCTAAGGCGACAATTAACACCAATCAGGCGGCTCTACTAGATGGAGCAATATATAATAGCTCAAAAGTACAAATGAGGACTATTAATATAGCGTTTACCATTGAGAAAAGAGTCGAAATCAATCGTTTATTTGTTTATCAAGTATTGCGCCCTAAAAAGCCTATAACTGTCTACTATCAAAGCAATATTTTAGACGTTAAAATTAATGGTTATGTTGAGAGTGTTAACGTGACTCATTTCGACCAAAAACAAATAGCTACAGTTGCTATTATGTGTCCGTCTCCTTATTGGCAGAGCGCGCTAGAGGTTATAACTGAAATGTCAGCCGTTGAGGACATGTTTTATTTTCCGTTTGCGTCTGAGGGCGGAAAAAACCTATTGCCCTATCCTTATGACAACACAACTCGCACAAATAACGGCGTAACATATACGGACAATGGAGACGGCACAATTACAGCTAACGGCACAGCAACAGCCTACTCTGATTTTAATTGCCAGAGCAGGACAGACACTATAACGCCTTTCACTTTAGCAGATGGCACATATATAGTTAACGGCTGTCCTGAGGGTGGCAGCTCAACGACATATAGGATTTTAGTTGGAATAACTCAAAATGGCTCATGGAAAACAATTGCAGCAGACAGCGGAAACGGCGCAACGTTCACATATAACTCAAGCATGGGAAATCTAGGCGTTGTTATTGCCGTATATAACGGAGCTACAGTTAATAACGTAACCTTTAAGCCTATGATTAGATATGCAACTATGGACGCCTCATGGCAGCCTTACGATTATGGCGAGATTGTATTTGGAGAGTTTAGCTCTGAGAACAACGCCGTAGTCCAGAATTTCGGAGGCATTGAGACAGGGCTAACGTTTGAGCTATTCGCTACAGGGACTGTAGTTAATCCTAAGATATTCAACT